CTGTGAGCCGCCAAGTGGGAGCTGAGTCAGCATTTGCTCTTGCTCGTCGCGGAATTCCTCGATCTGCTCGGTCAACTGCCAGTTCATGTAGTCGCGTTTGCGCTCTGCAATCTTGGTTTTCTCCTCGCTGACGTCGCCCAAGATCTTTGTTTTGGTCGGGCCGTCTGGCGGGAACATCTCTTTGATGGCGCGGGCAGCGAAATCGATGCAGGTCTCAGCCATCACGGGGTGGACGACCTTGGACGCGCCGTTAAAGTTCGCACCGCCGGGGGCGTCGTTGCCCATACCTGTGCGCTTGATGCCCTCTTCGTACTGTTTGTCACGCTGCTTGCGGGCGTCCTTATCCTTCTCCACCAGCTCGATGTACCGCAGCGCCAGCGCACTCAGGTCGTAGTCCTGAATCAGGTCGCTATCAGCCAAGTTTTGGTAGAAGTCCTCGTCGTCCATCGGACCCTTGGTGTCCATGGTCACCACGACGGAGCCGTCGGGCAGCTCTTCCAGCTCGGAGTTGACCAGATCAGGCATGTCAACGACCTGCGCCTCCTCCTCGCCACCCGACTCATTGTTTTGGTTGGGGTTGCCGCCAACGAAGCGGTTGAACTCTGGGTCTATTGGGAATTGGGTTGCCATGGGTTATTTCCTTGTGCTATGATTTAACTTCACATTACACGCATGGAGGGTGCAGATGGATAAGTACGATCACGCAATTGAGTTTCTGAAAGGTGTCGATCCCGGCAGCTACTTTGATGAGTGCGCGGAGCTGATGGAGGAGCTTGTGGCTCAGGTTGAGCTGGGCAAGACCACGCCTGCGCGGTTCTCAAAAGAAGATCGCGAGTGGCTGAAGCAGTCGAGCGCTGGCGCTCGGTACTACGCGAAGGCTCGAGGGCTGCTGTAATCATCGTTCGTCGGCCGCCATGGCATTGATGTTGTAGCCAAGTGCAGCAAGTGCAGCGGCGGGCGTCATGCCTTGGCGGATCAAAGCCACGGCCTTTGGCCAATCAGCCTCACTGAAGAAGCGGCGCGACTCTTGGATGTCTCGGCGCGTGCCGCCCATCTTGGCGTCGCGCAAGGCTTTCTCGCGGATCTGATTCCTAACCCATTCGGATTCGCTTAGGTTTTCCGACACCGACTGCGGCAACTCTGATGCGTGCCTGAGCAGGTCTGCCGTTGCCTCGCCACTGAACGGCGCGGTGGATAGCGGGCCTTCAGGGCTGCGCTTACCGATGCCGGGCTGGTAGCCCATGGTGCTCAGGCTTCGCTCCTGCTTTGCGCCCGGAAACACGCCCTCAATGGCTGGGCCAGCGCGTTTCATAAGCTCTTTGATGCCAGCAGAGCTGGCTTCTGCGTTGTACGGAAACACCAGCGCACCACGGTTGGTCGACGTGACGCCGTACCCGCTGGCCGCGTCGTCCAAGCCTTGCAGCTTATTGACGTTTGATTTGGTGGGTGGACCAAAGGGTAATTTTTCGCGCAGCTCTTTTGCTTCCTTCTCCGCCACGCCGCTGGCCTCACCCAAAGCGCTATTAATTTCCCCGAGCTGCCTTGCGGTGGGCAAAACGCCTGCGGTTGGGTCGTCCAATGGATTTGGGCTGAGTCCTCTGGTGTCCAACAGCATAGAGTTCTTACCCTGAACTGCGTTCATGGTGTTGGCCAAGTTGTAAGCGCCAGCCTCTTGTGCGTCCATGAAAGGGCGGAAGTGCTCGATGAAGTCCATGGTGGCGCGGGAGTCTGGAGCCATCAAGCCGCCACCGCCCGTGGGAAAGTCCATCAAGGGCCGGGCAATCGTCATAGGGTTGTTTTCGACACCGCCAAGGCTGTTGACGTACAGGCCCTCGGCCTCACGCGATGGGAGCTGACGATACCCGGCTGCGCCGTACAAAATGTCGCGGTTGCCTGCGCCCACCTCTGGGAACTCGTTGAGTGCCGCCTCAGGCGATGGCAGATCCCACCGCCCGGTCTGGCCATAAGCCAGCTTCTCTTCGGGCGTCATGTCTAGCGCTTGGGGAACGTGGTTGAGTCGAGCGCCGGGGATCGCCTCGTGCGTAGCCGAAGCTGTGTGCTTGTACATGTAGTCGCGGGCGGTGTTGTTGGCATCCACCAAAGATTGTTTGATGCCCTCCAGCTCATCGCCAGCATAGCGCCCCCCGCCTTTGCCACGGCCATATTGATCTTGCGCTTTACCGTAGACCCACGGCACTTCTTGAATTTGTGGACCAGCCCAGTCGGTGCGGCCGCCAGTGCCTGCCGTGTTGGCGCGGTCCACTTGCAGCGCGGTCTCGGCGTCCATGAACGGGTGCATGGTGTCACGCACCCCCTCATGCCAAGGGTTTCCTGCTGCATCGGTGTAACCCATTCCTTGCGCACGGCGGAAATCGTTTACGCCGAACAGGCCCGCGTTGGGGATGCGCGGGTCGTTCTTGTTGGCGTACTCGCCGATCTTGAAGCCCATGTTGGCTGGGCGGCCCTCAGCCACGGCCTCATCCAAATTTTCCATGCCAGCACCACGATAGGCCATTCGTGGGTCGCCAGCCACGCGGCTGTTCAGGTGCTTGAGCGCAAAGGTCAACTCTGACTCTGGGCTGACGCCTGCGGAGTAGACGCCATGCTGCTCGAGCGTGCGGGGGAGCTGGTAAGGCTCGGAGCTTTCAGCGATGCCTTGCTTGGCGCGGTCGTACCATGTGCCAAGGCGCTGGGGGTCCGCAAGGCGAACGGCATCAACCGAGTCTTTGAAATCTTCATCGATGTCGCTGCGCATAGTATTGAGGCCGCGCTTGCCCTTCACCGTGCGAGGCGCTCCGATAAACCCCTTGCCCGCAGGCTTGAGGTGCTTGCCAGCGCGGGCAGCCTTGAGCACTGCGTCGTCGCCCTGCTCTTCGGCCATCTTGCGGTAGACGTCAGGCGGCACGGCCACACGCTTGCCTGTCGATTTGGCTGGCTTGGCCGACTCTTCGGGACTCTTGCTTGCGCTTTCCTTGGCGGCCTTCTCAACCTTCTTTTGGCGGGCGGCCTCCTGCTCTTGCTTCTGGCCAAACTTCTCGATCACGGCCCGCTCTTCGGGTGTGCGCACCACGATAGGCTCGACGCCTTCGGGGGCCTTGCCAAGCAACTTGTTAAGGCCAGCTTTGACGACGCCCTTTACGCCCTTTGCCCTGCCGCCTTTGGCCATCTCGACGTCACCAACAACGGCAGACGCAGGGATGTCGAACTCGCTCCACTCATCCCCATTCTCGTAACGAACCTTGTAGCCCGGCTCATAGGGCGTGCGCTTAGTCTTGCCCGTCTCGGGGTCGATGACCTTCTTGCTGAAGGGATCGTTCATATCCTCGCGCATTGGCACGTTGCCCACACGGGTGCGGTTCAGGATGGTGTAAGGTGGCTTGTTCTTGGCCGCGCTGTCCTTGGTGAACACGCGCTGGCCCTTTTCGTACTTGTAGTCGAAGCCCTCCATCATCTTGTTGCCCTCAGCCACGCGCTGCCGCACCGAGTCGCCCAGTGATGTGTGGAAGTCTTGCAGGGTCGTCAGGTCCTTGTTGGCCGTCACTGGGGCCTTCATGCCTGCCTTCTCGGCCGCGCTGGCCAGAGCACCCTTGACGATGTCCTTGACCTTGCCGCCTTTGGCGTATTTGAAGTCCTTCTTGTTTCCGTACTGAGGTTTGCGGGCCAGCACGAGCGGGCCGATCTGAATGGCCTCCTCGGCTGCCGTGACGGGCTTCATTGTGCGGCGGTCGTAGAAGTAGCCATGGCGCTCTGGGTCCATGCCCACCTGCGCCCACTCTGGGTGGTTCAGGTATTCCTGTGCGCGGGCCACGGCGGTCGCCTCGTCCATCGGGTTCCAGTTGCCCTTGATGGTGGCGATCGTGCCCTTGGGCTTGCCTGCGGCGATGTTGAGGGCCGCCTTCTCAGACATGCCGAACGTGGGGTTCATCACCCCTGCGATGTTCTCGTAGCCAATGCGCTCGCCTGCGCCGAACCCAGCGTCTTGCTGGTGGATCGCCGGGACCCACACGCCGTGGTCGCTGTACGCTGGGATGTCCAAGCGCAGGCCCACTGGGTGGCCAGCCTTGAGCATGCCCGATGGCGTGCCGTACAGGTCACGCTTGTCTGCCGTCAGCGCCCTGACCGCGTCTTCCCTGCTGGCGGGCTTGGGCACGAACTCATAGGGCTTGACGGGCTTGTACTTGTTGACCAGCTTCTCGTACTCGGCGCGGGTCATCTCCTCGCCCTTGACCTTTTGCGCACCCTCTTGCAGCTCGGGCACGCGCTTGGTCACGTCCTTGAAGTGCATGTTGATGCGGTCCACCAAAGGCTTGACGCCCTCAACCACACCCTCGACTGCGTCCTTCACGGCCTTCTTAACTGCGCCGCCCTTGGCGTATGCCTGCACGTTCTTGTGCCACTCCTGCTCGCGGCCCTTGTGCGAGGTGGGCACGCCGCCCCCAGCCATGGCCCACTCCTTGAGGGACTGCTTCTTCTTGGGAACCGAATCGGTTTCGATTGGCTTGAGCTTCGGTAAGTCAAGCGCCTTGAGTTTCTTGATCATGTTCTTGCCTGCCTTGAATGTGCTGTAGCCACCGGGGATCAGCCCTGCCGCTGCGCCAGCGGTCTCGGCCGTCGCGTCGATGTAGTCCCCGCGCTTGGCCGCATCGGCTGCGTTGCCAAGGCCACGAGCGCCCTCCTCGAGCGCCATGGTGGTTCCGACGAAGGGCACGAAGTCAGCGATGCCCACGCCGATCGGCAGGTTGCTGCTCTCGCCGCCCGTGATGGTCTGTGCGTGCCTGCGGGCCTTTTGACGGTTGACACCTAAGCCCTCCATGCCGCCTTGGAGTGCTGAGGCCATGCGCTCTCGCATGGTTGGGTCATATGCCCGCATTTCGTCAGCCATGATCAGTGCCTTTCGCTTGTACCCCTGAATCATAAACGGAGGGCTGTGTCAAGTCCACCCGACTGCGCAGCCACTGCTCGAGGCGCTCTCGTGCCCAGTCCCAGTCCAGCGGCTCGCCCCAGCGGCTGATTAGTTCAAAGCGGTTGAGGCTTGCCTCGACCTTGGCGGGTTGGTCAGACTGCATATGGGTTCACCCTTCTTACTCGGCCGGTGTCGGCGTAGTCGTCTTCGTCCCAGTCGTCGTCAGGCGGCGGGTCGATGTCCAGCCAGCCAGCGTCGCGCAGGTAGCGCAGGGCCTGCGTGCAGGCGTCCACGAGGTCGTCGTGCGTGGTCTCGGGGAACGAACAGATCTGGCTCACGAAGCCCTCGGCCCAGTCCTTGACGAACCCCTTGCGGTTGTCGCTCTCAGGTATCCACACACGGCCACGGGCGATGATGTTGGACACGATGTTCAGGCGCTGCATCTTGTCAGCCCTGCCGGGGTTGTAGGCACGCACGGGCAGGTGAGCACGCTGCAAGTCTTGGATCAGCGAGATGCCCGCGCTCTTGTCCTCGATCAGCAGCAGGTCTACGCGCTTGCGGTCCTTGCCCTCACCGAACACCGTCTCGTACTCCTCGAGCACCTTGGGGCGCAGGTCGGGGTACTGCATGCGCTCCTGCCAGCAGTCGATCACCATGGCCGACATCGGGCCGTCCTGCGGCTTGAACACGCCGAACGTGATGCAGGCCGTCGGGTCGTTCTGCACCTTCTCGCTGGTGGCCACGTCGTAAGACTGAAGGATGTACTCGAACTTGGGGAAGGCTCGCCCGGCTGGCCACAGCTTGAACATGTCGCGCTTGACGATGCCGCCCTCCTCGGGGTCGATGATCTCGGCGTAGATTTCCTGCCGCCCAAGCTTGGTCCCCTCGTAGGCGAGGATCTGCTTGCGGAAGTTGTCGGACAAGTTGCCGAGGTTGGCGTAGGTCGAGGCGGTGGTCATCACCACGTCGTCACCCTCGCGGCCGATCAGCTCGATGATCAGGTCCTTGGGGCGCGGTGTCGTGGTGCAGATCATGCGGGTGCGCTTACCCAGTCGCATGCCGAACTGAATCTGGTCCCACGCCTCTTGGATGTAGTCCCACGCGGCCAGCTCGTCGCACCAGCCGCCATGGAACTGTGGCCCCCGGAAGCGCTCAGGCTCGCTGGCAGGGATGCCCTTGATCAGGCTGCCGTTGGTCAGGCGCAGCTCGTGCGCGGTCTTGTTGTAGTCGGCGATCAGGCTCTTGGGGATGATGGTCATCAGGCCTGAGTCACCCTCAAAGCAGGTGGCGCGGACGTCGGCGCTCGTTGGGGCGGCCACCAGCCACCGCGTGCCCGGCTGCTCATAAGCCCACCACGCGATCTGCTCGGCTGCCGTGCGGGTCTTGCCTGCACCACGGCCAGCCAGCATGAGCCAGATGGACCACCAGTCGCCGGGCGGCAGGGTCTGATGCAAGTGCTGGGTCTTGAACCAGCTCATGCGCCACGCCCATGCAAGCCGATACTCGGGGCTGGCCAACGCTAGATGCCTCTGCGTCTCTGGGTCAGCCACGATCTCGGCGATGTCATTCATTTGGATGCTGGCTCTTGGAACTGCATGACTGCCTCAAGAGCAGAGAGGGGGGCCCAGCACCACAACTGGTTGTCCTTGCTCTTGTATATGCAAAGCAAACCGTATAGGTGCGGATTTTTCAGCTTCAACAATGAAGCCTCAGCCTCAGCTTTTGTGGCCATGCCATTTGTGAATGTGACCGCATCACTCATTCGCGTCGACCTGCTTGTTCAGCTCTACGTTCTTGAGGAGGGCTGCAAGGTAGGCGTCAGCTTCAGACTGAATCTCCACCTTCAACGGGTTCTTGGGGTCACCGCCCACCGCCACCTTGTTGCCGTACTTGCTGGGATTCCAGCAGGCCAGCAGCTTCAGGCGCGTCTCGATCTGGAGCTTCCTGTGGCCAAGCATGTCGTCCTCGGTCACCGTCATGCTGTCCTCGCCCTCACCAGCGCCAGAGCTGAAAACCTTCTTGGCTCCAACCCTCGGCGTGTCGGCAATCTCGAGGGCCTCCTCAGCCAATGCGTCATAGCCTGCTTCGCGGGCGCGTGCGACCCGTAGCGAAAGGTCGGCGTCCTGCGCCATCCAATCGTACATCCTCGTCCAGTGCGGCATCCTGTCATCCCTGCATATCTGACGTAGTGGCTCCCCTGCACTGAGCCTCTCGCATATCTCTGCGACAAGCTCTGGTGTGTACTTGCTTAGCCTGCCTGTCTTCTTTGGGGCCTGTGAGGCTTTCGCGGGCGATGCAGCACCCTTGGCCTTAGCCTTGGGCTTTTGAGCTGCTGTGGCTCGTTTTGATGGCTTTGCGGCGGTTTCTGAC